GGTTGACCAATCTCGCCTTTGAACTGTCTCCACTTTTCATTCAGATTGGCCTGCACATTTGCATATTGGTCCGCTTCTCGTGCTGCCTGTCCGGTTGCTCCGGACTGCTTGAACATATTTTCAGCATAATCAAGCCGCGTTGCCTGTTTGGTGGCTTCGTCAAGATTTGCCCAGTCTTTAGTAGCGCCGATAAGTCCGGTCTTTACTGCATACATAGCCAGCTGCGTGTCATTTGCAAAAAGTCCGATTGCCTCGCCGCCTTCATATGAGCCGTTGATAAAGCTGTTCAAGTGTCCCATAGAGTCGTCAAGCGATACATCCCAAAAGGCTGCCGCATCAGCGGCCAGGTTCAAACCGCGCGAGGCATAATCTGTGGCGTCCGCGACATCGTATCCGAGACCTTTAAACTTAGCAGTCATGCTCGTCATATATGGGTTCAATCGCGTCGCAACTATACCCGTTGCATCTGCAATTTTGCCAACCTTCTCCGCTGCCTGTTCGGAATAATCCCCCATTATCTGCCCAAACGCTGATGTTTCCGCATCGATTTCAGCAGCGGTATTTACCACCTCTTTGCCAAACTCGATGATTTTATCAGCAGCAAAATATGTAGCGACCGCGGCACCGATTTTTTTAAACGCACCTGACATTCTATCTTGGGCGCCCTCGGCTTCTCCGGCGGTGTTTTGAATCGCTTGTCTCGCTTCTTCGTCTTCAACAACGATTTTTCCTAAAATCTTAAACAGTTCCATTATTCACCCCTCTTTCTGTGGGGATAAAACCACTCAAAACGGATCTCGAGTATTTTATGGTTGTTTCAAGGTGTTCCTCAGAAACGTTCTGTTTTCTTGGCAAGGATGATTCAAACTCGTCAAACGATCTGTCAAACACCTTGTGCAGGTAAAATTCCCAGCTCTTTTTTTCGCTTTCCAGGCTGAGAAAATCGTCCACGAAATCAGAAAGCCTCTGTGTTTGGATCATCCCATCCACCAAAAGAAAAGGACTGCCGTATTTGGAAAACAGGCAGTCCATGAACTTTATATCTCCGACTTGAACAATCTTGAAACAACCTTGAAAAAATCCTTAAACTCCGGCTTCTTGATAAAATCAACAATCATCTCTATAAACTCGCTCATCCCCATTTCCTGAACTTCTTTCTTGTCCAGATTAGATACGCTGGCAAGGAGAGAATAAATATCGTCTTCGCAAGCGGGAATGTTTTCAATGACGATTCCAACGACATCAAAAAGGACTGACATTCCTATATTTTCCACGACTTTGGAATCCGCATTGGCACTTTTAGCCATGCTTGCGATTTCCGGCGATTTAAAACAATCCTTAAACTTACGGAAACCGATTTTATTCATTATTTTAAACATCGGGAAAAGGTCTGTTGAACGCAGTTCCCGGAACTCATATGTTTTTTCGCTCATTGTTCAAGCCATCCTTTCTTTAACCTGCTGCGGGAGTCGGATAATAGATATGCCACGGGAGCGTATCGGCCTCCGGGGTAAGATCGGCAAAACATTCAAATGTAAATGCCGGGACTGCCGCCTCTTTGTTTTTGCCCTCAAGCTCAAGGCCAGACGTGCAAAGAGCATTATCAAAAATAATGATAATGGGCTTGCCCTCAATCGTCTTACCAACATAACCGAGATCGGTGATATAATCTCCGGTCGCGATAGTTGCGCGAGAAGTGATTTCATCGTAGCCAGTTGCCGTCGTAGAAGTCTCGGAATCACCGATGACAGCCATTTTAAAAATCTCGGGAGTCATTTCAATAGGATTGATTTCGAGTTGCGCGGTCTCACCGACCTTTACCGTAAGCCCCTTCACCTTTACAAGAGCGCCGTCAACCGGAACATCATAGAACTCCGGCTTAATAGACAGCTTAGAGCCGCCTGATGTGGCGCAGATAAGAGACTCCTCAAAATTCCATGTTCCGGCCGCGCCATCTGAACCGGCAGTAAACTGCAGCCCTTTGTGAATGGTACCTGCGCCGAGCATAACCGTTTTGGGGGTATTGGCAGTAATACCAGAAGATTTAAATTCATCACCAAGTGCCATTTAATTCACCTTCCATTCTTTAACAGTTAAATTTATTTGTATTCTTTTTAGTTCTGCATCATCTGTCGGCACGATCATTGCGCCGGCATAAAAAATTCCAACACCCGAGCCAGAACCAAGCACTCGAATGTTGGAAGAAAATAGTTTTTCGATTTTTGCTTTTGCGCTTTCTAAAACATCCCATGCGCTGCGGGAAAAACCGGTTAACAAAAAAGTGGTTTCCTGTAAACCATCCTCCGTTATCGGCTCAGATTCAGTGTACTCGCCCACGAAATACGGATCCGGTATCGGTTGTGAGCTCCATTGGCCGAATTCATAATCGACTCCAACCGAATCCAGCGCTTCGGAGATATATTTCAAAACTGCATTACTCATCTTTTGACAGCTCCTTAATTTTCTGCTGCAAGCCCCTGGGGATCACATTCTTGCATGACTCATAGGCATTAAAGAAACTTCTTTGCGGCCTTTTACCGACGGTCCAATGCCCCACCCCCTTGGCGTCTTCATAAAACCAGGGGGTCTTTCTACCGTCTCCGTGCAGCGCATATTGACCCGTTCCGAATTCATTCCAAATAGCGTTTTGAAGCGGCGAACCGACAGTAGCCTCGTGCTTTATCGTGTTGACCTTATAATCCCACGAGCCCTTTAACTGCCCCGTATCGACCCGAGTGTTGCGTTTGACCTGCGCCTGCAGCTCCCCGGCAGCCTCATACAGCCAGGCAATTATAATATTATCCATCTTCGACAGGACTTTATCAGAGTAGTCTTCGTATTTGA